TCAACGTTGCTCAGCGTTCTGGTTTTGCGGCTCAAGGCCCTGCGCTGATGGCGCAGTTAGGCGATCTAATGCAGATGAAGCCTGACGATGCATACAAGTGGTTTAAGAGAGAAGGCCTTCTTGATAAGGATGGGTTTATTCAACCAGACAAAACTGTAGAAGCGACTGGCACAAACGGTGCCATCATGAAAACGTATATGTATCAGATAGCTGGTGGTGTTAAAGAGTTAGGCAATGCGTTTTTATACAAAGCAAAAACAGGAGCTGATGCAACTGTTGAGGCTTTGGCGTTTGCTCAACAGATGAAAACAATCTCCAAGATTGGCGATGCAATTCTTGGATACGATCAAGGCTTAGGTCGCGGAATGCTGCGGACTCAGCGCGGCTTCATGTCAGGTGTTATTGGCCAAGGCGCAGAAGGTCGGCGTTTGGTTGAAACATCTGCTCGCAGCCAAAACGCAATGCGGGATCAGCTTTCCCTGCTTGAGGTGATTCAGAAAGACCTTGCTGATCCGCGAACAGCTCCGCGTGCAATTGATCAGCTGGTTGCCATTGCTGAGCGGGTGAAGTTTGCAGATCGCCCGGACAAGATCGCTCGAATGAGCACGAATCTTGGTTTAGTCCCGTTCAACGTGGCGGCAGAGATGATGGTCAATGGCCTGCTATCTGGCGTTTCGACCTTTACCACTAATGCGGCTGGTGTTGTTTATGTGCCGTTTCGTGTCGCCATGACCACCGGCAGTGGTGCCGCTCTTTATGCCGTGACTGGTGGTGGTGAGGCTGGTCGGATGGTTCTCAAGCAGGGCTTGGCTGGTCTGTCTGCGATGCACGCAAGCACAAAGGACGCGCTTGAGCTTGGCTGGAGAGCTTTTCAAACGGAGACATCGGTCTACCAAGACGTCCGACAGCCAGCGATTTTTATGGATAAGGCTGGCCCAAGGGTCAGAGCAATGTCTGAGAAATACGGAGTTGATACGGCATACACAGTTGCAGAAACAGTCAATTCGCTCGGAAGGACTCTCAGGATTCCCAGCCGGTTGTTGCTTGGTACTGATGAGTTTTCCCGTCACATGGCAAGCCGCGCTGAAGTGGCGATGCGTGGTGTTGCCAATGCTTTTGATGAAGGCATTGATCTCACCGATTCAGCAGCTCTCCGTGGGCGTATCCAGAAGGAAGCAGAAGACGCCTTCCTTGTTCAGAGCTTTGCTGATCGTCAGATCAAGGCTGGATTGAATCAAGGCTATGAGGCCAAGTCAGCTGAAAAGTTTGGCAAGACTGTTTCCAAGCAGGCTGCGGAAGGTGTTTTTCAGGAGAACCGCGAGTATGTCGGCAAGATCGTCGCGCTAACTGATAACCCGGTAGCCAAGCCGTTGTTCCCGTTTGTGCGAACACCGTTGAACATGATTGTTCAGGGCTTGTGGGAGAGCACTGGTGCCGATGCTGCTTCTAAAGGCATCAGCACAATGGGCCAGATCGTCGGTGCGTCGCTAAATGGCAATTCACCGCAGGCCAAGGTTTTAGAACTACAGCAGCAACTACTCAGGAATCCTCAAGAGACAGCGAGGATGACGGGTCAGATTGCATTTACATCTGTGTTGGGCATGTATCTGTTCAACCTGGCAACACAAGTAGACGGCGAGACTGGCAAACAAGTGTTGTCTGGTGGTGGCCCTGCTCGCAGCTATGGGTGGGAGAAAGGCAAGGCTGCACAAACAGCATGGGAGCTTGCTGGAAACTCAAGGTATTCACTTCAGTTTGGTGGCACGACAATTCCACTGGAGCGGTTCGGTGAACCGTTGGCGCTAGCCATGAAGATCATGGCTGACCTTGGCACTCATCATGCATTTATTCCTCAGAAACAAAAGGATGCAGCGCAAGGTGCATGGGCTGGAATCATTGCAACCGGCTTGTTTAACTCATCATTTTTGGTTGGGCTTAATGACCTTATAGATGTTGCCATTACAGAGGACGCTCAAGAAAGGGATCGGTTGCTGGGTAGGACTGTTCGCAACTATGCGGCAACGTTCACGCCGTTTGGCGGTTTCCTGTCGATGGTTGAGCGAGCCAACGATCCATATAAGGCAGCGATGGAGAAGCTGACGATTAGTGACTTGTTTGTGGGACTGGATGATCAGATCAATCTTGGTGTTCTCGCCAATGCAGCCAAGCGCATTCCTGGCAATGAGACGCCAGTGCAGGTTGATCAGTTCCTTGGTGAGCCGATACCGATCTATCCGGGGGTTGGCCCTGAGGGTTGGGCGTGGGCATCAGTGGCTATTCCGATGTGGCCGCGCAAGGTTGATCAAGAGAATCCCGCAGCGCAGCAGTGGCTGAAGATGGTTGGTGCTTATACGGAGTATGAGCCAAGGATCAGGAACCTGCGTCTTACAGAAATAGAGCAACAAGAGCTGAACAAGAGAATGGCAAACTTACAGATCAACGGAAAGCTGTTTAGAGAAGTTGTCAACGAACAGTACAACACAGTTGAGGCTCAGAACTGGATCAAAACAAAAGGAATCACGTATGGAGCGGTCAACAGTCCGTTTGCTATTTACTTAAACAAAATGCGAAGCAAGTATGGCAAAGCTGCATTTTCTTCAATGTTACAAGACAGCGAAGAACTCAGGACTCGCGCAGCTATGGCTGAACAATTAAAGAGCTTTGAGAAAGAGGGCAGGATCGAAGAAAGCAATCAGATGCGTAGCGATCTTGAACAGCTTTATCAACGTGCCCGTAGGGGCTATTGACGATAATGTTCCTACGGAGGTACTAACCAATGACCAGCTCCAAAGTTTATTCAGGTGTCACCTACTCCAGTCCAGCAGTCGGTTCGACGAACTTTGCCCTGACTTCGGACGCTGGCAATGCCATTGAGTATTTGTCGCAGGACCATATCAAGGTTGAGTCCAGCGCAGACGGAACTGTTTGGACAACTCTTGTAATTACTACTGACTACACATTCAACAGTAATGGCACAGAGATAGTTTTAGTTGTTCCTACAGTAGAAGACCAGCAGATACGAATTAATAGATACACGCCATTGTCGGCTCAATACGTCACGTTTAGTGATGGTTCACTGCTGACGTCAAATCAGCTAAATAAAGCTGAGCGGTTTTCACTGTTCTGTGATCAGGAAATTGTCGATGGAAACGTTGGTTTTGACCCTAGCGACATTGGCTTAGACAGTACTGACGATCTGCCAGAAGGCAGCGTCAATCTCTATTACACCGATGCACGGGTTGAGGCATGGGTTGATGCCAACCTTGCCGATACGGATGCTCTTGCTGAGGGTTCGACAAACCTCTATTACACCGACGAAAGGGTCCAAGGACTGCTGGACGCAGGTGGATATAAGCCTGGCGGGGGTGACGGGGGCGGCATTCCCGAAGCCCCAAGCGATGGGAAGCAGTATGGACGTCAGAGCGAAGGTTGGACTGAAATCGTCAGTGGCGCTAGCGGTGTCACCAAGCTCATTGCAGGAACAAACGTCACGATCAGCCCAACCAGCGGCGTTGGTGAAGTCACGATCAACAGCACTGGCGGTGGCAGTGGCCCTGGCGGTGATCCTGAGTGGGTGCTGGATGGCAATAATCTAGAGCCTAAAGCTGATACGACAAACGTTGTTATTGGCGACGGTGAAATAACACTCAGCGCAGACGGCTCGGCATCGTTTACTGGTTCTGTAAATGTCAATCGTGCCGACGGTTCTACTTCCGATGGTTTTTCTGTCGAAGCTGGAACTAAGAAAAGATTTGGTGTTGACGCATCAGGAAGTCTCAAACTAAGTGATGATATTAGAAATGATGTAACAGTAGGTGTTGAGCTGAAGGCAAACGGCTCGGCATCGTTTACTGGTGGAACTAATTTTATCCAACCAAGCGGAAATCAACAGTGGGGTGGAGCTGCTGCATCTGGAGTAAAAGGTTTTCTTGTCTCTGTAAATGGAACTTCTTACGCTTGTCCTTCAGCTGGATCCGAAGCTTATCTTGCGTATAACGAAGGATCTGAAATACCAACCGTAACCATTAAAGGTGACGGCACGGGGACGTTTGCTGGAACTGTTAAATCAGGAGATTCCACTTTTGCTGCTCTAAACCGTGGATATATTGTTAATCAAAATTCTGCTGCAGATGGAAATAGTATTTTTATCCGCTGCCGCAAATCTGCTGGAGATCATCAATTTGAAGTTCTTGGTGATGGCACTACACATATTGGTGGCAGTATCACGGGGGATCCTGCTACAACCGAGCCTAATATCAAATTAAGTTCTAACGGCAGTGCAACGTTTGCTGGCACTGTAAAAGTAGAAGGAGATTCCACTCCAGTTGGAAAATATAGTGCAATTAGTAAATATGGCTCTCTTTTAATCGGAACAGCTAGTGATATTGTTTCTGATGCTCGTTTGTCAGTTGATGCTGGTAACGGAAATCTTATTTCAAGCGGCTCGGCGACGTTCGCTGGCAAAGTAAATGCCACAGGTTATCGCATTGATCAATTGCAGACACTGCCATGAGCACTATTGATCCCAATGACAAGTTCCTCGTACAAAGAGGAGAAAACTCTTACCGCACCAACGCTTCCGAACTCATGAGCACAATCGATACAACTAAGGACTGGATGCTGATCCAGCGAGGCGAGAACAGCTTTAAGGTTTCAGCCCAGGATGTCAAAGATCAGCTTGGATCAGGTGAAGGAGGTGACCCTGTAATTATTAGCACCGCTCTTGTTCAAGATCAAACTAATAGCAATCGCTTTACCGGCAATTCTTTTACGACGGAAGTTAATGGCGCACAAGTGGCCCAGCTCAAGATGGAAGCTTCCGTTACTGGTGCTTTATCTATTGAAGGCACAACTGATGTTGTTGAAGAAAATAACTCTACAGGTTCTAGTTCAATTCCACTTAAGCTGAAAACTGATTTTAATTTAAACAACGGTACGTTTGAGGTTGGTGATGTAGTTCAGACAAGTGGTACTTATCAGCCAGTCACGAGTGAGATTACTAATGTTACTCAAGCGCTGAATATGGTGGCAAGCAATTGGGGTTCACCTGGCCGAGTACTTAACGGTGATCAGAGCACAAAAGGTAGCAGTGTGAATTTTTCAGCTAGTGATACTGACGAATGGGGCACTATTGATTTTGGAGAAGAGATTGATGTAACTTCGTTTAATGCTTTTACTAGAATTCTTTCCGTACCAAATCAATTTAGATTAGTTGACGAAGCTGGTAATGTCGTCCATTTTGTGCAAGATTTTCCAACACAAGGAGCAAACCCCACTGTTATTTACAGCGGACTTCCTATAAAAGCACGTTATTATCAACAAAGGGTATTTAATGGTGGTATTTGGACTTCTGATGATTTCCATACTTTTAATCTTAATGGGCCACAAGTTATTTGTAGCAATGTAGATGTAGCTGCTGGTACTGGAACATATGAACTAGATAATACAATTCTTGAATTTGCTGATAACACAGACCTTAAATACTTCCAGGCTGGAGATGTTGTTAAAGCTGCCGAATATGCAGTTGGTGCGGAGGTAGTTCCGGGAGGTGTAGATTTTACATCACCACCTGATGCAAATTATCAAGAACGTTTTAGCAATATCTTTGGCCCAGAAAACGCAACCTTTTACAAGTCAGGCAAGACAGATATAACTGTTACGTTTACACCACCACTGGAATATGTAGGTGGTCAAATGCAGATGTACCATGCAAAAATCAATGGAATTGAGATTTTCTATGAAGAGGGCGGAACTACTTATTTCGACCCAAATGAGAGTAATACTGGTATAAGCACTATAAACATACAGCCTGATCAGACCATTCGTCAAATTAGGTTCTTTACCTCCCCAGGTTCAGTTAATAACTCGGTCTCTTGGATCAAGTTGAGTGGTCAAGTTGTTACTCTAAGCCTTGACCAGTTTAAAGTTGTCAGTACCAACGTAGCTGCTAACAAAATGATTGTTGATGGTGGTGACTGGTCTACCGGCAATACCGTCACCGTCCCTGCTAAACGTGGTGAGGGAACTATTAGCAGCATCAGTGGTACTAACGTTGTCATCGCTCCCTTTGTTGACAATGCATTTATCACTGATCAATACTTAGTACATAAGGAACCTAAGGTTGTTACTGTAACGCCTAAGTCTGATTCTATTGATGATTATGACAGAGCTACAAAAGTGCTTGCTTTAAGTGGTGATAAGGATCTTCTTGATTTTGCAACAGGTGATGAAGTTTCAATGTGTGATGCTGATGGCAATCCTGCTCAAGCAACTGTTGAGACCAGCGGTGTTACAACAACTGAAGCGAAAGATATATGGGCACCCGTTGCTCAAGATATTGATGCTGATGGAGCCTATAACAACGGTAACGGCAATTTAGGTAAGATCTTGGACACCGACGCAACTAGTGGTGTTCAGCTTGATTCTAACGGTGGAGATAGTTTTAATGGTGTCAGATTCAACATACCAATAACTTCTACAGACGGGTCAGGATTAGAGATCGGAATTTATACCGTTTCTCATGGCAATTATTTTGCAGGTACAGTCAAGGTTAATAACGTTGATTACACTACACCGGGTTTGCCACCTATCCCTAATGAATATGGCCCAGGGGAGATGGTTGTTCCAATACCAGTTGGAAACATATCATTAACAAGTGTCAAAGGAAGAGCCTTCAGCGGTGGCGCTACAGGCTTGACTTATATTCGCAATGCTGGCAATAAGCAGTTGCTTGTGGATCAGGCTAGGTTTACGCCTACTCCAGAAAATGGCGGGCAACAATTAATCGTTAATTTTGAAGACAATACCAACCTTCAATACTTTAAGGCTGGTGATGTTTTAAAGAGTCAAGTTCCTACAGGCAATCCTGATTGGAACGAAACCAAGATGTGGAGTAACTTTATATCTAGTCAATCAGGCTCATGGGGCAGTGGAACACCATCTAATGTTTTTGATGGCAACACTGGAACTGATGTGCTTGAAGAAACTGCAATAACGTTTAATCCGCCTGATCTTACTTTTACAGATAAAATCGAAATCTATACGTCTACCAATAACAATAACGATGGCAGTAAGGTCTATCGTGTCATAACTACTAATGGCACTTACGAGACAACAGCAGGTTCAGCTAATAGTGCGCATGGCAATTATTACGTGGGCTGGGTAACGATGACTCAAGATATGTCCTCCGGTAGCAAGGGGCCTATTCTTGAGATCTACACTGGTCAGTCAGACGTTTGGAATAGCTGGTATGCCGTCAGGGTCGACGGGAAGATTTTGGTGGACCCCTCAGGAAGCATCTCAGTTGTTAAATCAGAACCTGAAAATAACAGGTTATTTGTTACCGCTTTAACCGTAACGGCAGGCGAAACTTTCAGTAAATCAATATCGGGTACCGGCACTATAGACATTGTTGATCCAATGACTAGCACGATTACACTTTCAGCGTCTAATGATGAATGGGCTGCGGATTATTACGTAACAACTCCAGCCAAGCCTGCTGTTTCAATGACAGCTTATTTGAACTTTGATGGCGATGGCGCTGTAACTGGCTTACAAAGTTTTCCTTACAGCTCTTTGATGCTCAACGTATACTCACCTACTCTTACATTCCCTAATACTTTCTCAACTGGTGACGCTCCTGATGTAAGTATCCCATCACCTAGTTATCTGCAAACAGCTGTAACAGGTATTGGTGATGTTGATACAGAGAAGGTAAGTAGTAACATTTTGTTCCCTGCTACCACCACTGTTCTTGGACTAAAGACACCAAAGACTTATACCACTGAGGAATTCGGTGAGTTCTGCCGGTGGGCTTGTTCTTATGAATACCGTGATGCTGTTAAGACAGTCCAAGATACTGAGGAAACTGTTGCTGACCTAAGAGAGAAGGCTGAAAAACTAGCATTAAACTTTATCAATGCCCAAGCAGAAAAGAAAAGCCCCTCGGGGGAAGGGGCCTAATGCGTCCACGTCGCCGCCTCTCTCAAAGCGACAAGTTAATCATGCCGCCATAGGTGTCAATCCACAAGCTGGATCAGGAGCAGGTTGAAGGACTAAAGCCTCACCGTCCTTGACGACCTCAACGTAAGAGCCAGGCTCCCAGTTCATTTCTTTGGTGTAAGTAGGTCCGACAGGGATTGTGCCTTGGGGGCCAACTTTCAGGCGATAACCTGCTTTCTTGCCAGTACCTGGCTTGTTAGCAGGCGTTCCAAGTTGCACGCCTTGTGCAGCTGCAATAGCCATGAAAAAGCTTTGTCTCTGCAGACCTTCGACACCATTGCGGGTGGCGACATAACCAGCGCCAGCAATTTGTGCTGTGAGGTCCATGTCTTGATTCTCTCTGATGTAGTCAAGAAGCTCTTGACCCGTAAGTTTGGTTGCCATTGTGAATGGTTGACACCGTTTCACATTAGCAGTGTTCAGTAGAATCGCAATCCAGTGCTTGTAAATTCACTGAACTTCAGCGATTGATCTACGCCTGCAAAAATTGCATTCCCGTATTGACTGATTGGGCTTTGCATTGGTGTTGACGTTGGCACCAGCTTCTCTGGTTCCAACCCTCTTGTCGGAGCAATTGGATCAAAGATGATTGAGTCTCTGTATGGAGTAGAGGCTGACTCAATTGATGACTTGGTTTGCAGGTAGAGACCGCTCATCTCTCTAATCCCTTGCCGTCTCGCAACGTCAAACGAAGGCAGCGTCAGTTGATTGGTGCCGCGTCGTGCTGAGTTGTAAGACAGGGCTACCTTCTCTTTGGCTGATTTCAGGCCTCGCTTAATGCCTGTGATCTGGTTGCGTGACATCTTGCTGGCAACGCCAAAGTTCTCCAGCATCTCTTCTCGCTCATTGATCACAGCCAGTTGCTGCAGCCTCAGTGAGTTGTTCTTGACTTTCTGTTGGCTGATTAAATTGCCGCTGCGCTCTGCCATGGTCATCATGTCCTGCGACAGCTGAGCCATTTCCTTGGCACGTGGCCCTTGCACCTCAGCGTTAAAGCCAGCCTGCTTAGCCATCTGCTGTTGCTTGAGCATTTGAATCTGCCCATACGTGCGGCCAAACTCTTGGGCAGCATTCATGGCAATGCGTCTGCCAGTTGCTGTGCCGCCAGTTCGTGCTGCTGCTGTTGCTTTAGCTCCTGCACCTTCAAAGGCACTTTGGATGGCGAGCACGTCACGCTCCATCAGCTTCTGTTTCATCTCCAGTGCGTTCTGCTCCTGAAGGGTTACGCCTTTGTTTTCTAGGTTCTGCCTAAGAATGTTCCGCTGCCTGCGTTTTGATCTAACGCCCTGCAGCAACTCATATACCTGCTGTGTTGTTTGCTGCTGGTTGACCCTCGCCTGTTGTGCAAGGTTCTTGCGGCGAACTTCATAGTTTAAATCTGATATGTCCTGCTCGTTCTGTAGCTTCTTGTCGTTATATCTAATGTCATCCGCTTTTGTTTTTGCTTGCCTGATTTGGCTTTTCCGTTCGTTTGTATTGGTGCCCTCAAGATCCTTTAACTTGAGCTTTGCTTCTGTAGCCCGCAGTCCTTCCTCAAGTTTGTACTTGTCTTGCAACGCACTACTGTTCAGCCGCAGATTGTTCAGTGCCTGATCTAGCAGTTGATCAGTTCTGAATTCATAGTCTGACTTTCTTTGTCTCTCAGTAAATCTTTGTGCTTCTGTCTTTGCCATGTCCCAAGCAAAGGCTGCACCTGCCTGGTCCCACTCAATGTCATATTCCAACATCGCCCGTTCAAAGTTTGCCTGATTGATTTTGGCTGCTTTCTTCTTGCCAGTAGCCTGAGCGGTACGCTGAGCGCTTGACTGCATTATTGATGAGGCAAAGCTCAGTCCGCCAAGGATCAAAGAAATTGCGCCGATCATCAGTTAAGTGCCTTTGCTCGATTGCTATAAGCACCTTCCCAACACGCTGATGTCAGCACGATTGGAAGGTGGTTATCTGACTCGACACTAACGGTTGCCTCTAGGTTCCGGCAATAGACAGGAACACGGAATGAGCCATCTCCAAGAAATGCAGTGTTAGTCAATGTTGTATTACTGACAGCAAGCTGTCGTGCTCTAAATGTATGCACAGTGTCTGTCGCTCTATTCTGACGTTTTACTCTCACTTGATAATAACCAGTGTTGTAGTGATTAACCTGCCAGGTCAGCACCTGCGTCCTGCCTTCTAAGTTGCCCACCACCTTCCGTTTGGATTGATCTGGCTCTGGCACAAATGCTGTAGTGAACGTGTATTCAAATTTGTACTTCTCACCAATGAACACCTGTGCGTCAGTGAAGTCACCGTCTTCCGTGCAGACCAGTGTGTTGGTTGTAGTACTGCCAAGGATCAACCCGCAGTTCGTTTGGCCCAGATACCTAATGCCTGCCACTGCATCAGTCAGTGGGGTGTACGGCAGAACAAAAGTTGTCTTATCAGTGGTGGCGTTATAGGTGGCTGTCACGTCATCACTGGTGGCTGTGTTGTTATTGCACTCGGGATACAGCAGCAACCTGTCCAGATGTGGCTGGATCGCATCTTCCGTTTCTATCTCATCGGCAAAGTAGGTCACACCAAACAGACCAGTGCCGTCATCCAAAAGAACTGACAGCACGTTGTCGATGAATTGGAACCAGCGCACATTGCCTGCCAGTTTCCACTTGCTCCATGAGGCCTGCACCTTCTGGATCCCACCGTCGCCTGACGTCCATAGGTACTTGTAGATGTAGAGGATGGATCGATCGTTAGGACTGCTGGCTACTGCAAAGTCCACTGCCTCACCCACATCAAAATGTGTGACCAGACCCGGCAGATACTTCGGCAGGTTCAGCATCGTGTCGTTGCTGCCGCCCAAGTTCAAACCCAGTCGCCGCTGCGTTGCATTAAAGAACTGGTATTCCCTGAAGTGGGTGTAGCCATATTCAATTGATGGGAACAAAACCTGAGCACCAGCCTTCTTGGGTCTGACGTTCGGGTTCATGTCGATGTTGGACAACCGGATCACGATCCCGGTCAGTGGCGTCAACACATCACCATCCGCTGCCCTGATCTGAAACTGACTCTTGGCACTGAAGGTCAGGATGCTGTCGTCAACCGCAAGCATCCATTCCAGTGGTGAGCTGACCTCGCTCTGGCATCGCAACGAGAACGAGTCTGTTGCTGTGATCTGCTGTGCCGTATCAAGGAAGAAATTAAATGCGTCGTCGGTTTCGCTAAACACGATCGACTCACCAGCTAGCACCGTGTAGCGCTGCCGGAAGATCTGATGATCACGGATGGGCTGACCTAAGAAGTCAGGGTCAGGGACCGTCTCTGTATTCCCTGCTGTCCGCTCACCCCACTTGGGGAACGTGTATTCAGTGCCATCTAGATTCTTTTTTACTCCGTCAGCTGGCCCAATAAAAATCTTGTCCTCAGCCTGGCGATACAGCACCAGCGGCATGGTGTTGTCATTCAGCTTGAACTGGACTCCTGGCGCTGGACATTCAGACCAGTTGCCTTCACCCATGTCATTGCCATTGAAGGTTTCAAACTTCAGCCACAGGTCATCAATGTTTGTGCCCGGATCGTTCTCAACCTTGACCCTGTAGGTGTTCTTGCCAATCAATGGCAGGTAACTGGTCAGAGCCACTGAGTCAGTGAATGCCCTGGCTAATGCATTGGATCTGCTGTCATCCATCTTTAGATCCATGTCCGTATCGTCTTTCTTCTTGAGCCAGATCACATACTGCTCACGCTTCTTTTCGTATGTGTCTGGGATCTGACTAAACAGCTCTTGAGCCACAGTCGATGTACTGATCTCGTTGTCATCATCATCAGACTTTGGCGTTGTAAACGTTGCTATCTCTGTGTCGCCATCACTCAATGTGTACTTGATTGAATAGGCAACAGATTGAATGAACACCATGCCCCACTTTTCTAGGTCTGGTGTTTCGTCATTGGTGTATGACGTGCTGATATTCCTGTTGGCCAGCAAGCCCAATGGCCCACTGCTGGTCAGCACATATCCCTTGTAAAGCTCTTTCGCAGTCTTGGCTGCAGTGTTTGCCAGGTAGCTGCCGGTCTCTATCTTCCAACCGGGCAAGCTGTTCTGCACGTCATAACTCAGACCAGTCCCATGGACGTCCACTTTGGTGCTGTCCATTGGCGCACCGTCGCGCCATACCTCAAGTCGCAGCTCGTCATTGCTGTTGTAACCATCCCAGATGAAAACTGAATAACGCTCTGTTGAGCTGATTCTCCAGATAGCCAGGTAGAAATCATCTACTGATTGGTTCAGCAGCTTGCTCTGCATCCGAAATGGATTGCGTTTCGTCAGCCCTTCCACCGGACTAGACCAGCCATTGATCTGCTCTGTCCCCTGACCTACCGCCCTGATGTGTGGCGGTTGCTGGCTGACACCCTGAGTCAGCGTGTCGATCTTTACTTCGACAGGTGCAGCAGCCGGATTGACGCGGCGCTGAATCTTGGATTTGGGCATCAGCTTCTGTTGTAACGAAGGCCTTGTACTGGTTGATAGCCAATGCCTTGGCCCATCCCCCAATTGTTTCCATACAGCATGTTGTTCTGCTGCCCTGCTTCCTCAGCTCTGATCAACTGGTTACGGGCATACTCCTCATCACCAATCGTGTACTGATAGATCACGTTGCTATTGATGAATCGATCTGAGTAGATCCGCGCTGATCTGATCGTGATGTACTGCTGCCCTGCATGAGGACATTCATCCCAGTCAATGTTGCGGACCAGCTCGTTCACCGTGACCTTGTCCACCACATCACCAAAGTCAAACTTCCGCAGGTTCTTGTCGTAGACCTTCAGCCCCCTCTGCACGTACTCCATGTATGGATAGGAGCTGGGATGGAAGGTGACACGCAGCGTGTCTGATGGCAGAGCAAACTCGTTGCTGCTGTTCTTGTTGATGGGGTAGCCAACGTCTGTGTTCCAGCTCCACCCCTCAGCCAGCACATCACGCTTGACCTCTGTCAGGGTCTTTCGCGCTAGTGCTGCATCAGTGATGTCATTGGTTGTCAGTGATGGCAGTGCATCAACAGGTGCTTCACCAATGACGCTGAGCAGTGTGTTGATTGCTTCGAGTTCAGTCATGATTCAAGGTATCTGATGGTCCACATGAAACCAGCGCCAGCACTTTCGTATTTGGTGTCTGCCCAAATAGAACAGCTTATGCTGCTAGAGCCGGGATATTCTGTGGGAAGTTGAATACTGCAATAGGGCAGGTCTGTATCACCGCGAATAGTTGCTGACCCACTCCTGACCTTCCATTCATAAAGTAAATAATCAAAGGGCATATCACCATCAACTTCAGCTAGGTACGTGGCCGACACACCTTGCAGCAGTTCTTCTGTGCTGCCATTAACAATGTCTGCATCAGTGCTACTGTTTTTCATGCTGATCTCACCAACGTTGTAAATACCAACCGGTCCAATAGCATTGCTGGTTGTATGCGCGGTGTCTCCATTCGCATCAGTGACAGTGATGTATGCGCTTACCATTTTCTCTTCGTCAATTTTCATCAGCACCGTGCTGTTGCTGGATGACTTTGTTCCAGCCTGATCTAGCCACATATAACTAAAGCTGTATGGTGCTCGGCCACCACTCACAGTTGGCTGTGTTGCTGTGATTGTCTCTCCAACAAATGGTTCGCCAGTCAGCAAAGAACTGCCGACAACTAATGGCAAGGCCTCAACAGTCTGAGCGCTGGTAAAGCTGTTGACTTGATCAACTGGCTCAACAGTCGCATCCCTGGCTTGGCACTGAAATCTGATCTGGCATATGTCAGTGATTGTCGTTGAGACTTCCAAGGCGTGATCGTTATAGTTAGTCCACTTGCCATTGACCCAGGTGTCATCAGGGTCTGTCTTGGTCTGCCAGCGATAGCGATATATCGTCTCATCTGCGTCGCCACCTGCAAATGCAGCAACGTCAGCAAAGACTTCGCTGCCTACTTTGTAGTCATTCAGGTTGGCCCATTGGACTGCTGTTGTGACGGTGATGGGTTCTCGTTCGGGCTCAGGCGGAGGGGGTGGTGTGTCTGGTGCCATGACTGCATCGCCATGGCGTTGCCCACTGCCGCTATCCACATCAATTGTCCAGACGGCATGGCTATCTGGTGAGGTGTTGGGAAGGATGCCTGACGGTGGCGGGGCCACGCTGTCGTGTGGCAGTGGGGTGTAACCGGTCATCAGACTGTGTCAGTCTTGGCAGCGCCTGCTGTTGTTGGTGCTGTGTCACCACCTTTTCCGACTTGTGAGGTGGGTGTCCACTCACCGCTGTTGGTGCCAGGAACAAAGACATCGACAGCTGTTAGAGGATTCAGCGTCTGATCGTCTTGCCAGCTAAACGTTTGAGCAACGGTGTCAACCTTGATGGTGGCGGCCATGAAAAAAGGGGGCATTGCTGCCCCCAACATAAATGTTCTGCCGAAGAGAATCTAGCTCACTGGGAGTTGTAGATCTCAACGCAGCATTCAGGGCGAAGTGGTGCAAAACCACAGGCGTACTTGGCCACCATCAAAGTTGATTGATACATTGTATTGTAATCATTGCCTGTCATTTGCATAGACAAATCACGAAGCTTGACTACACCTGCAGCGCCTCTTTGATACGCCAACATTTTAGTTTGACGCATGTCAACAGAAGACAGAGTTACATCTGATCCGTTGAATGTGTAGCCCTGTTCACCAGCGGCTGCAGTTACATTGCCCTGTGCAATGTTGTTAGAGGCGATGATTGTGAATCCAGCCAGCTTAGCAATCTGACCCTCTTTGTAAGAGCCATTTGCACCTTGCTGGTTGAAGTCAAAGTTGACAGCCCTACTTGACTGGATCAACGTATAAAAACTTTCTGGCGTACAAGCCAGAATTCTGCCCTCTGAACTAACATCTTTTTCGTCTAATGCTCGTGCTGCAGCAAACACTGAAGCGACAAGATCATCAGCAGTTGGAGTTGCTTTGTTCAGGTCAATACGTGAACCAGTACGTGCTGCTTGATCAGGTGTCAATCCAGTTGGACTGTTAGCCTGCAAGTCAGCAGTAGATGTTCTTGCACCTAAAGTCAACACTCTAGCAAGACGTTTGTCGTAGGCTCTTGATAAAGCCTCGCCCAATTCTGTGCTATAGATTGACCTTATGTCAAAATGATTCTTGGCGTCATCGAGATCATAAAGCGTTGCATCTGCAATCAGAAGATCATCAATTTTGACGACGACTTCGTTTTGCTCAAGTTGACCTTGACCGACAATCATCTTGCCGGGAGTGTGGAAAGAACTTGTGAACCTACCAGTTACAGGGAACTGTGCAGATTTACCGTTCTGTATAGTACGATTTTGAACAGTGTCTCCAAACACGTTTACACGTTTGAAGGCTGATAGTACCTCTCCACTAAAGACCTTGAGGAAAAGTGCGTTGTCTTTTGTCCAAGAACCGGAGTCGCCTTTAGCTACACCGGGCCGTGAAAGTGTTAGATCTGGAGCTGCCATGACGGCTGAGAATGAAGGTTTGTTGTTAGCTCACCTTTGCCTCAGGGTGGACCGCAGTCGGCCTGATCATTGTTGAACTGCCTACAGACTAACTTGCTTGAAACACATCGGAAACAGCAATACGTCTTTCCACCTCAGCAACAAATGCAGGATCACGACGAGCGGGATCGCGATACCTAGGATCATTCATCATCTCAACTACTTCAGCCTCGCTGTTAAAAGCCTTCTGCTCATTGGTAGGTGTACGTCCACCACCAAGCTTTGGCTCATGACCACGGGCTTGCAGCATGTCCCACATAAAGGACTTGAGCTGAGCTTCCATACCTGTGACGTCAGCCTTTTCAAGTGACTCGTTCCATGCATCCTTGCGAGCCTCATCAATGTTTGATGCTGCCCACGTCTGCAGGTTCCGATACTCATCTTCACCACCAGCGATGCTGAACATGCGCTTGCTGATGTCTTGAACCTGTGCCTCAGTCAGGCCGGGTGAGAGGTCTTCCTCCTCTTCCTCTTCGCTCTCCTCGCTGTCGTTAGCTTCGGGCTCTTCAGGTTCTTCAGGTTCCTCAGCATCCGTTGCGCTGCGCTGGTTGTAGGCACGCTGCAACTCTTTGTATGCAGAGGCTAGTTCGTCAACTGAGTTGTACTTGCCAAGGATCTTTCCGTTGTCAGGCTCAACTGCAGATTGTTGCTCATCATATAAAGCAGCCTTGGCTTCATTAACCTTGGCTGCTTCTGCTGCTTCTGCTGCTGAGTTGTCGTCACCAGATTGGATAGTGACTTCTCCACCTTCAATAGCCATCAGCCCCGTGCCTCATTTTCATTGAAACCATCATAAATAAACATGTAACCAGAGCCATCTGGATACTGCAATAGATGTTCCCCTGGCTTTATCTCGTAAGTGTCAGGTGTTTTAGGCTCCTGCTTCTGCTGGGATCTCCGGGGCTGGCGGCTGGGTTGTTCCATTGTTGACTGCACTATCAGTGAGTTGCTGCGTTAATGCTAACTCCTGTGCTTGTTCTTGCTCAGCCTGTAATTCTTGTTCGGTTTTCACTAAGCCAGCTGTCTCAATAGAATCAGACGCAGCGAAGCGTCTAATCAGTTCAGCAGGATTGATGTACTGCAGCATCTGCTCTGGTCCTAACGTTGCAGCTATCACTTGCAAGAAGTTAGTAAGACGTACCTTGTCATTTGTTCTTGCAATTGCTTCTAGTCCAGTTGTTACTTGAGGCTTGACCAGACCAGCAGGGATCGGTGGCAGTGCTCCATCTGATTCCATCAGTGCCAACACACGACGGACCAGCGGCAGTTGCAGCTCCTGACTCAGCTGTGAATAGATACCTCCCAGTCCTTCCTCAAGTTGGCTGGCAATCAATCTGATCTCCTCTGCTGTCACCCGCTCTGCATCACGCCTTGTCGCCTCGTTCAGCAGGAAGCTATAGGTCAGTCGTTTCTCAATCACCTGCATCGTTTGCAGTGCTGTTGAGAAGTCACCCTGCTTGTTCGTGGTCATTGGCTCCACGTCCGCAGCATTGCCTGCCACGATCGCCCCGTTGCTACTGCGGGCCAACACATCAGCTCTCGTCAATCCATTCGGATTCACAAGGAACAACGTCTTAGCTGCAATCAAACTTCCTTCTGTGATCGCTTTCGTCAGGCTGTCCAGTGCCTGTAGATCCGGTAAAAGCTCCTCGCATAATCCTCTGCCGTAGCTCTCCCCACTGACCTTCGCCCAGCGCAATGCGATCCAAGGTGAGCGCTCAACAGTGGTGAATCCCAGTGTGCTGGCAATACGTTCGCCACTGAATTCTTGATACCACTCCACCCTGTCCTTGTCGTAATCAACCCGGACGTGGGTGTAGAGATCATGGAACGCATTGGGATCGTCATCCTTGACCTTGGCGTGTCCTGCTGGCAGGTGATCAGCCGTGACTTGCTCACGCACCACAATCTCTGACACGTGTCCCTCAGGGTCACGCTGCACCACATAGCTACGCAGGGAGTACATGCGGATGGCATCTCTCTCGATGTAGAGCAGTGCATTGCCCGACACGATCAGATGCTTCATCGCTTCAAACAGCGATGCCCTTGCCTGTAGCTGGTCAAGCTTGGCAATGATCTCCATCTCAATGTTGGCTAGCGCCACATCGATCTGACTGATCAGTTCGTTCTCTTCGATCTGCTGGTTCTCTGCCTCACGACGCATTGCCTCGCCGTCAATCATCAGGCGAAAGAATGGGGACGCGGGAGGGTAAAGAGCAAGAAGAATTTTTGCGGACAAAGAAGAGACACCTCGGCTACCCACGCCTTGGTGGCAAGTAGGCAGGGCGTTGAATTGTTCTCCTGTGAGTCCTTCGTTCTGATCGCTCTCAGGTATGAGCGAAGGGATCGTGAGCTTGGAAGCATCAATGCCTCGTCTGAGGTAGATGCTGCGATAAAGCTGCAGGTTGCGATAGCGAGTTTGAGCTGTGGTTTTTGCCATCAGGCGAGCTGTAAACCAGCGAGAGGATTAGCGTTGCGGCCAAGACCAGTGGAGATGGTCAGGCTGGACAGGGCTGACTTGCGATCTGCAGCTTTGCGGCCCTTGCGCCTGTCACCAACGGCAGGGTTACCTGCTACTTGGTTAGACGAGGGGATGTAGGCACGCCTCATGTTCTGCGCTCTTCTGTTCTGGTCGGCATAGATCTGTGCTGCTTGTGTGGCCTGCTGTGTTTGCAGGGCGTATGCGTCGTCCAACCTGCCAAGAGCGTTGGTATATGACTGACGATCATCTGCGATCCTTTGTTCATAGTCATCAATCAAACCTCTGTTTGTGTCCTGAAGGTTGTTGACAAGAGTGTTGAGGTTTCCAATCTGGTCATTAAATGAATCGCGATCTAACTTGGCTCCTGCTCTTAGATCTCCTAATTGATTTTGCAGCCCCTTTGTAATCTTGTCGTTGCCGTTGAGCTGGTCATTTGCTGCGTTATACATACCCTGCAGCGAGCCAAGCTGATCATTCAGCCCAAGGTTTGCAGCTGTAAGATCATTCATATTGCTATTCATATCTCTAAGATCTCTTCTCAAGTCTTTCCTGTCTTTGTTGCTTTCCCTTAGCTTGTCTTTGACAGGCTCAACAGCTTTGTTTGCATACAAGTCAGCCTGGCGCTTGCCGTCCCTCTTGTCTGAATACTTGGCAAACCTAAGCGCTGCAACGTCTTTGCTCTTTCTTTGAACACTGAATCCAATTGCATTCCTCAGTGAGTCAAGCTCTTTCTTTGTATTGACACCACCGCTGACACCAAGGGCCTTCTTGTGAACGCTGGATAATCCCTTGAATTTGGCGTTGTTGCCAACGATCTTCCCCTTAGCGTTTGCCTTTTTCCTGCTGCCAAACTTTTGGATGGCCGCTTGATTGACCGTTTTGCGCGTCGCGTTGGTGATCTTTTTCCCAACGTAAGACCGGGCTGTCTTTTTCTCCTGAAGCTTCTTGCCCTTCTTAGACGTTTCAATCCTGAACGTCCCTCTCTTGTTCTTCTTTTTGTTCTTCTTACCCATTGGAAAGCCCCCTGAGAAAACGGATAACAGAGCGTTGCCCTGAACTGTACCGAACTTGATCGATTGAGTCAGTCAGCTCTGGTGTCTTCTCAGGGAATAATTTGTCTAGTGCATCTAACAATTCATCTGTCATCTCGCGAGTGATTATGCGCTTAAGTGAATCGGGGGATTCCACAGCTTGACTTCTTTAGTTGCAAAGTCATATTCACCTGTTCGCAGTATGCGTGTCAATCGCGCCGTCGTGAGCGCTGCTGCGTGTGGCTGCTCCACTTTCCCTTTTTCCCTATAGAGCTGAACAACTTTTTTCCAACACTCCATGGGTCTCGACAGATCGAACTCCGCAACCGCTCGTTCCGCTCTGACTTTCCCCAACGTCGGACAACCGGGGACGTTGTCTGTCGAATCTCCTGCGATGACTTGTGTCCAGAAGTTTTGTTCTGCTTCTCGTAAACCAACGAAATGCTCCTCATCATTTGTGAACCAGTAATGTCTGCCTTGAATTTGATTTAAGTCTTTGTCGTTTGAAATGATAACGTAGTCTGCATTGTCGCACAACATTTCAGTTGCCATGATGCCGATCATGTCATCTGCCTCGATCATGTCATGCACAGATGCCATGTCACTTTGCAGAAGTTCCTTCTTTAAAGCCAGGTAGCCCGGTGGCTTCCTAGTTGCCTTTCGGTTGCCCTTGTACTCAGGATAAATCTCTTTGCGGAAGAAGCTGCCGGTTGTCCAGCACTCATGGATCTCGTCGTAGTCAACGTTGAATTGTTCACGAAGATCATTGAGCATCCCCTTGTATTCGTCTCTGGCTGCGGCGATGTCACAGCTCCATGTCCAGATGTCTGTTGACCACTGAACATCTTTCTGATGCTTGGTGCACGCAGTCATGCACGCCATGTCTGCGTCAAGAAGTAGGTACGTCATTGTTGTTCATGTTGAGTACGGTTTGCAGTGCTGTCCTGTAGCCACGCCAGAAATCTTCTGACCCCTTTGCTTCACGCAATAAGACTCCAATCACATGCTCCATTGAGGGGCTGATTCTGTGAGCTGGTATTTGTTCGCATCGAACGTTATCGATGACATCCAGCCAACTCTGCCGGTTTCGCGATTCTTTTTCAGGAGACATTTGGTGACGTTGGTTTCTTCAGTGGAACTAGGGTCTGCCATCGGATTGCGTTGCAGCAACCAGATGTATGAAGGGATCTGTGCGAGAGAGGCACTGCCTCTCAGGTTTTTAAGTGTCGGTTCACCACCCTCTTCGAACGGCTTACCCAAACCTGCGTCTCTGGAGAGATGGTTGACGATGACAAAAGTGAAGTTCTCTTTGATTGCGAGCGTCTTGAGTTCAGCAATCGCTTTGTCAATAGTGCGACGCTGGTCAGCGCGAAGATCAATACCATCTGCGAGAAGGGAGAAGTGGTCAAGGAAAACAACTTTGCATTGTTCATTGAGTACATAATGTTTAACGGTGGCAACAAAATTGTGCAAAGAATCCATACCAAACTTGTCAAGCAGGTATAGATTTTGTGCAAAGTTTTTGGTCACATCTCTAATCTTGTTCTCATTCTTCTTGCGCTTCGCTTCATCCCACAAGTAAAGCGGTTGGCAAGGCGACAAGTCTGGATACAACTTATTCATTGCCTCTGAAATCATCCGCTCATAGGTAACAGATGGAGCTTCCTCAAGGCCGATGTAAGCACACTTGACCTGCTGCCTCATCACAAGGTCTAGGCAGATGCTTCGTGCGAACAACGACTTGCCGATGCCAGTACCAGCAGCAATGAGGTGAACCTCACCGGGTCTCATGCCCCTTGTGCATTCGTTCCATAGCTTCCATGGATAGTCATACCCTCTCGAAACATCAGGCTTAAGGATCTTGGCGAGGAAGGATGGATCATCAGCTTTGACAACGCCATCTATCTGAGCGGCAGGGGCTTTGACAATGGCGTCTGTGATAGCTCCCCTGTCACCATTCATCCATGCTTCACTTGCATCCTTATAGGGGAATGCAGTGACGACTCTGGCCCGTGCGCCAATCACTTCGACAGCTTGCTTCGCAGCCTTTTGGCCTGCCTCGTCCTGATCAAAAAAGATGATCACACGTTGGAACTGCTCGATAAAACTAATGTTTGCCTCAAGCCCCTTCTTGACTGAGCCGGTACCTGAGCAGATAGAGACAATTATCATGTCTCTTGTGTTTGCATTAATGCACTCGTAAATACTGAGACAATCAAGCTGTCCTTCTGTAATGACAAGCGTGCCGCCCTTGCCAGTGTGCTGCCCAAACAGTTGGACGCCGCTTGATGTGCCTACCCATTCAAATCTTTTCGTCTCAACAGTCCGAATGTGACAGCCAACAACAACGTTGTCCTGATTCCTGACAAATGCCAGGTGCTGCTTCATGCCGTTGTGCGTCCTGCATTTGTAGTCATACAGTTGGCATGTCCGCTTGCTGATTTTGCGATTAGTCAGTGCGTAGTAATCACCTTGAGGCAATAGTGGTGCTGGAACTTGTTCGCTGATGCTCACGTCGAAACGATCTCCTTTTGTTAGTTGGTAGTAAAGAGGTTGGCTTGGTTCATCTGCGTCTTCTGCTTTGTAGTTGGCTTCGCAACTGAAGCAGTGGACCCATCCGTTTTCGTCCGTTGAGGCTGCGTCTGAGCTTTCGCATTTGGCACATGCATGGTGACTCTTGATCCACTTAGCCATTGCTGTATCAAGTCGGGAGGAATCGGAATAGTTGTCCAAGGGATCCCGTACTTGCTGCACCACTCGCAGTAAGACGTCTTGGATGTCTTGCTGATCTTGTCGTGTGGCTTTTGCAGAGCCACAAGAAGGCGCAGATCAGGGTTGGCTGTGATTACAGCCAGTGTCTTGGTGCGATCAGAAGGGATCCAATACCCCTTCACTTCGATGTGAAAGGGGTGAGGACCATTAACCGTGAAGTCTGGCGTGTACCTGCCTTTCCGGTAATAAACAAAAGAGTTTTTCTCGTAACTACAGGAGAGACCTTGGGATTCCAAGGCCTGTTCAACCTGTGTTTCGAGCCTTGAGCGGTGCCCCTTCTCTTTGTTCCGCCTGATGTGCCTGAACATCAGTATTCAGAGGGCTCCATGATGCTGACAGCAGCGTCGTTTTGATCAGAAACAAATCCGTTCTCAATCTTTTCAAAGCCTTTGCTTGCACCGCCAGGTGCTACAAGTTCAGTGATTTGAAACTCTTGCAGCTCAAAGTAAACGCCATTCGACATTTGGCTGTAAGCATAGAAAGTAAACTTGACTCTGCCCATTGAGTTAGAGCCAACAATGTGGTTGCACTCCAGCCCGTTGGAATCATAAAGAGTGGGTGCAGTTTCTTGCCTAATTTCACCTGTCTTAGTTTTCTTCTGTGCATTTCTTTTAAAGACCCACATCAGATAGCCCTCCTTAGGAGTCTTAGTACCGTCAGGATGCTTATCCATTGACTGCTTGTAAGGCACATTGATCTTTGTGTTGTTCTTAACAGCAAGAGCAAACTTTTGATTCTCTACTGCTGCCTTGTCAATGATGCTGTCTACAAGCTCAATCAATGGCTTGGATTCTTCCATTGTTAGTTCCAAACCGCATTGCCATTGCAGCTTGCCTTGGCCAAAATTGTCGACTTGAGGCTCGTTCAAATTGCAGAATGTGACTCGACCGATGGGCGTGACGCCTTCTTGAATGTTGGATGCCATGAGTGAGTGATGGATGTCGTGTGACTTGCTAACGTTAGCAGATATATACAATGCGGTCAACAAAATAAGAAAGGATTTTGCCCCACTTCTGTCAGGCACAAGTCGTCAACGAAGGGGAACGGCGGCAGCCGCTTCTTGTCTCGCGTCTTGAGCTTTGCAATGGCAGTCATAGCTGTCTTGAATGAATGGTCTTCTGAATAGAAACGGTTGAATTGATCGCATAATTCGTCTCGCATAAGGCCAACGCTGTCTAACGTCGTCCCAAAGCAATCATGCACCGTGGCAATGGGCTGCCCATAGCAGACATCCCAGTGGTGGACGAACCTCTCAAGGAAAGAGGCATCCAGCATATGCAGATAGTTCGGCGCTAGACCTTGGCGACTTCTCTTGTGATCCACCTCGTCACGCTCTTCCCTTGCCATGAACGTGATGCGCTTGCCACTCAGAACTAAATGGCTGCTATTCATGAAGTGTTGCTTCTTACCTACGTCAACCCACATGTCGTTGGCTGAGCTGAAACCTGGCAGTTCGTCGTCATCAAAACAATCCACATAACTTCTCAACCACTTATCAAGGCTGTGTATAGATGGCATGATCTCTTTTACAGCATCATGCACTTTGTTTGCCAGATAATTAGCAAGCACTCCTGACTTTAACTTGCCGCCTTCATCATCATCAACAAGAAAGTTGACGTATATACTTTCTATGTACTCGCGTATCACTTCCATCAGCGTCAGGTGTGAACGGGCATAGACAACAGGCATCACGGCCAGCTTCATCAGTTCACGGCTGATCTCTGCCTTGCCGTTATGCAGCCACCAACGTGCGTGTTTGTTGTACGGGTCTGTCCTCAAATCTTCCAGAACAAGAGCCTTTACGCGGCACTGGTGATCTGCATACAGATCGTTGTATTCAGTGCCCGCCACATTGGTTTGCAGGGCCAGCTTCTTGTCTCTTGTCAGTGCTGCCAGGTGGCCGTACCCACTGTTGGTTTGATCCAACCAGAAGATCAGCTTGGTTTCGTGGCAAGGGTCTTGATGGGCTAAGAAGATCTCCCTGCACAGACTCATGAACCGCCATGGCTCTTTGCGGCCCTCCCAGAAGGCGACAGCACCTAATGGGTCAATGCCTGCCCTGAGTATCTGCGCCATGTTCTCCCGGTACCAGACTTCACGTGTCTGATGGCACTTGCGAAGGCCAACAGCATCACCAACGGCCCACACCACCTCTTTCCAATGGCGACTCAGGGGAGCACCAGTGTCAAAGGTGAGTTGGCTGCGATACATCTCGTTGAGTTGATAATTAACGCAACCACCCTTCGCGTAGTAGCGACCACGAAAGTCCTTCTCACCAGCAAAGTACAGAGTTTCGTTCTTTAACTTTTCATAGACGAGTTTGTTCCTCAAATACTTTGTGCGCTGTGGGTTGAGATTCTGGTCGCTGTTCCATCTGTACTTATCACTCCAGTATTTTGTGCCGCCTTCTATTGTTTGTGCATAGTCTCTATTGTTTGGCATTTTCATTCTGTCCCTTGGCGGTAACTTGCCGATTGAATGTCCCTGCTGCCATACGGCCCACTGTGAATTCATCACATGATGGTTAAACAAAAATGCCTGCTTCTGTTGATAGTTTGCAGAGCCAAGAACACAAGGCTGAGCTATCTCAAGCGCATCTTTCACCTCTTCTGTATTCATCTTGCCAATCAAACTAGATTGTATTTTGTAGTAACCACCTGTATTGCTTTTAGTCCATGGCTTTGGTGGAATGATCAATGGCGCATGATGTGGCCGTGTTGCTTCTAAGCACTGCTTGTAATTGCCCATGAATTGCCAATACAATTCGGTGAACCTGAGCTGATACTTTTGCTTGTTCTTTTGTACTCTTATCAGCTCCCATGTAAATAGTTTCGTAACTGCTCTTGCTATCTCTAAGAAACACAAGCCAAGTTTCTGGCGCTGTGTATTGTCCATTGGCCTGTAACTTTTAGATGCCCTGAATCCTCGGTCAGATAACCTTGCCTGCATTTCTTTTGTATCTAAGTCGCGGCCATGTAATCGTCTCAATGACTTCATGTGTCCTGGCAGCTTACGTTGTAGATACAGCATGAGTAAAGTATTCTCTGCTCTTTTGCCCACGTCATTGATAAGCTTAGTTCTGAATACGTTCTCTTCTGCTATACCCAGGACGTAGACAAGTGTCTCTCCTGCTACTTGCATAACAGCTTTATCATCTTTCAGTATTGACATATCAGCGCCAAACATCTGCGCTCTACATTGACTCTCTTTCCATATTCTTAGACATGCTCTCTGCATAGCAGGCATGTATATCTTTTGCATATATCCTTTACCACCCTTCTCCCATCCTTTTGCTGTTGCAATCTCTGCGCCATAGCCTATTAGCCAATCTTCAAGCTCAAGTTGCTTCAGAAATTGTGCCTCTGAAACTTTCTTCGGTCGATTTGTTGCGTTAATGGAGTCAACCATGTGAGACGAGTGAGAAATCAGGTGAGAACGTAGATGTGAGCTGCCATCTCTGCAATAAATGACAGCCCGTTAGAAACCTCATCGTGTGCTGGATACGCTGAGGAAATGCCAGACTCATTGCCACGCAAAGGGTTTGGCCGTATTGCCAGTTGACGATTGTTGACCGCTGGCAGGTTTTTCCCACGACGAGACACCAGCCAACGCATCCAAGCTCACTGCAGATGAGTGGATGTATCTGTTTGAAATAGCAAGGCTTGTGTGGCCTGCCCATTCCTTGATCTGCACGGCTGATGCCCCTTGCATAGCCAGGTTGGTTAGGCATGTGTGCCTAAGGGTGTGGCAG